CCGTGTTAAATATATTAGTGTTTACATTTAGCTTAACCTTCCTTTTCTTCTTCGTATCCGTATTCATCTTCATCTACCAACTTTATTTCTACCTCGACGTCATGGTCGAACTTGCCCTCCATGTTATAATGGCTTAATTCCTTCCATTCTCCGCCGCTTCGATTGACCAGGTAGAATTTTTGAGCAAGCACATTGCCGGAAATTGCTGACAGAAACTTAAACTTGTCAGCAAATGTATCACCATCCTTGTGGTTTTCGTACAACGGGCCTCTTTTCAAAGAATTCATCCTCATACGCATATCGGAGAGCGTCAATAAGATGATTGTCTTTGTCAACAGGTATCGGCAACACGTTTCCATTTTTATCCTCTTTCCATTTGTACTTCATTAATTCGTTTTTCATATTTTGACATTTTACATCTACAACAATAGTCTGCTGCTGCAACCACTGTATGCCATGATTAACGCTGTCTTTGCCCTTCTTGGCGCCGATGGCATTAACTCCATACTGCCGCAGTTCCTTAATGCTTTTTGGCTCTGCGCTGTCACATACAACCAACTGATTACCGATTATCTTTTTAACCTCTATCGCAAGCATGTCATTAGTAAGCCCCGGCATATATAATTCGTCAAGCACATATATTGTTTTTTTCTTCCTGTCATAATGTGTATGCGGTAACGCCGACGGGTCTTCCGCAAAGCCGAAGTCAAGGCCGTTCCTGAAGTTATCTGCAATCGGCTTAAGCCATGACAGGTCTTCAACCCTCCAGTTTTTGAATATAACTGCGCCCAGAACGCCCCAATTGCCAAGGGTGTAAACCTCATAAAAGTACTTATCTGTTTCATTCTCCAGGGCCCTAATATCCTGCTCTGTCAGGAACCTGTTGTCCTTATACGTCGTTTTGAGAATTGATAATTTATCGTCTTTATATTTTCTCTTACTATCCTCCCAGACGTTAAGGAAAAATTCATTAAATATCCAATGGTCCTTTAGTATCGGGTTAAACGATAGCGTTATTCGCTTTACAACCTTTGTCCTTCCACGCAACCTCTTTGTGAGCTGCTTATATGCGTTATACTCAATCTCTGTTGCTTCCTCAATCCATATATCGGTTATAACGCCTTTTGCCGGTGTGATGGATTTTATCTTTTCAGGGTCATCAAGGCCGCAAAACAAAATCTGATAGCCATTAAAGCAAGTTATCGTAAACTCGGATTTCAGCACAGTAAAAAAGCTATTCAGCCCCATATCGCTAATGGCTTTGATTATCTCATTATATGCTGAGCCTCTAATAGTTTTAGCTACATTTCTTATAACTAAATAGTTTCTGCCGCCCTTCATTAAGTCAAGTACGGTTCGCTGTGCCAAAAACACCGACTTGCCGGAAGCTGAACCGCCGTAAAATATCTGTGTCGGGGTGTCATCGTGAAGATATGGGATGTAAACCGTGTTAAATATATTAGTGTTTACATTTAGCTTAACCTTCCTTTTCTTCTTCGTTTCCGTATTCATCTTCATCTACCAACTTTATTTCTACCTCGACGTCATGGTCGAACTTGCCCTCCATGTTATAATGGCTCAATTCCTTCCATTTTCCGCCGCTTCGATTGACAAGGTAGAATTTTTGAGCAAGCACATTGCCGGAAAGTGCTGACACAAACAACGCATCTTCCACTAAATGAAGTCTTATTTTTTTAGCTTCATCAACTTCCTTTGCAAACTCAGGGTCTGCGGCTCTTGCTTTCCTATACGTGGAGGTGTCAATATCCATAGCATCGCAAATGTTTACTATTGTATTGCCATTGGCTATTAAGTTAATAAATAGCTGTTTTTTTCTTTCTGTAAACTTACGCTGTGGAGCCATCACTCAACACCTGCCTCTTTAATAGCCTTTTTTATCAATTCCTTAATGTGAGAAGAACTCTCTCTTGCTGCCTTGCCACTCTTAAACGGTATTCTGATAACTGCACAAGCTTTATCACGAACCACCAAAAACGAAACAAGTTCATCCTTTTCGTCAACCATCGCTTTTGCTATTTCCTTTGCTATTACTAATGTCAATTCATTTATTTTTGCCAGTCTTTTTTGTTCATCCTCCTTTGTCTTTATATCTTCTACTGATAGCCTAGGGAATAATTGCGATGTCGGATACCTGAATAAGTCAATCTTTTCCGGGTTTAACTTGTGCTGCCGCACCTTTTTGATAATTTCGCCCTTTGATATGTCGCCTTTTATAAGGTTCAGATTGTTTACCAGGTTGAACTCTTCTTCCTTGTCAATGTTTCTTTCTATAACAACAACCTTAACCGTGTCATGGCCAATCGCTTTCCAGGCCCTAATCCTGTGATGTCCTGCTATAATACGATACCTTTCTCCATCCTTAGCAACAACCGGGAGCTCTACCATGCCCCACTTCTGCAACTCTTTTTTCAGTCGCTCAAATACCATGGAATCTTCTTTGTTGGCCGACAACTCGTTTTCGTCCAGTCTATTTATGTCAATTTCAATAACTTTCCCGTTCAAAACACTCCCCTCCCTTTCACATCCAGCGAATAGTCGTGGGTATAATCACCTGCCACGTAATCTTCCCATATGCCTGTTATTAAATTTGAAAAATTCGGGTCCTTGTTATATCTAGCTTTAAGCCTATCCTGCATCAAGACCATGTATTTATCATAGTTCCTCATCGCCTCAATGCACAGTTCCACAGCCTCTCCCTCGTTTGTATAAACAAGTGGCCAATCCTCTCCCATAAACGTTTTCATCCATGGTCTCTTTCTTATAACCGGGACAACGCCAAGTTCCAGCAGTTCAAGGTACCCCAGCGGCTGCCCTTCAACCTCGGACGTAATCAAAAGCACCTTTGCATTGCCTGCTTCTTTTCGGTACTCCTGCGAATCTAGTCCAATATAAACACTCTGGAAGGTCTCCTTTATGTTCGTCAACAACCTTCTCCTTGACGCACTTATTGTCGGAATGAAAAACTCTACATCTATCCCTCTCCCCGACAATATGGCCATTATTTTAGCCGCTATATCCGGCTTTTTTATGTTGTTCCACCTTCCACTCCATACCACTTTATCCTCCTTCTCCGGCATACCATCTAAAGGCTCATACTTCCATAAAATCAGCCGCCTTATTTTTTTGTCGGTGTTCGGGCATGCTCGAAATAGCCTTTTGTCTGCCAATTCATATTCCGTATCGTTATCCAGCACAACAGCATGAACATTTGGTATATTGCCCACCATCCACCAAAACATGCTTTCCTCATATCCTTCAACAGTAAATTCTGCCACTCCCTTTTCTGGTACTTTTGGAGAAACGTAAACTATCGGCTTATTCCTCAAAGTTATGCCGCTATTACCATGGGTTAGCATATATGCTAACATAACCGCTGTCATTCCGCCAGTAACGATTATGTCAGCGTCCTCCAGAACATTTTCATGGTACGCAGCCAAAACAACCTGTCTGTATCGGGCCACAAGAGAGTGGTCCTCTTCTTTATCAACTGTCACCTTGTACGTTTCCCCGTTAAATGTTCTCCAGTTTGCCGCATTGGTAATAAGCAGATTCGTGCAATTCCAAGGTACCTGCTTAACAAGGTTCGAAAAAAGAGAAACCAGGCTTTCATTTTCCTGATTTCCAGCTGCAATCCATACTATTTTATTCGGTGTCCGCATAGTACCTCTCTCCTTTAAAGAAAAAACCGCATCGAAAGGATGCAGCTTTTTCTCAAATGTTCTCTTTTTTTAATCTAGATCTAGATCTAGTATACTCGTTTGCTTAGGGATGTCTTCCGTCTCAAATACTCCTGAGTTATGGACCTGTTCTCTTACCCACTGCCAGCCCTTTTCCTGGACCAGTCTGCCAATTTCCCTGTGCTGGGAATAGTGGCCACTCAAGAGCGTAATCCCCTGGCCCATTTTCTTTCCCTCGTAGGTATGGCTGTCTGCCATCACTTTGGGAATACCGGTCCACGGCGTGCGGTCAATCTCCCGCTTACCGCCCCTGATTTCGTTCCTCAGCCAGTGCCATGTGTAGAATACATTCATCGCACGTGGTGGAATCCATATGCCGTATTTATTAGCCATTGCCCAAATGTCCGGCTTACAGTTCCGGGCCGCATATACTGCCTCGTCCTCCAAGTC